CGTCAGCGGCGGTCGCCGGTGCGTCCTGCTCTTCAAGCTGCGGCTGGAAAGCCGCCGCTGGCGCAAGCGTCAACCGTGTCGTAGTCCCTGCTTCCGACAGGCTGAATGCAACCGTTGCAACTAGTAAATTGCCTGCAAATCCAAGCCACTCGTCTTCTACCCTGACCTGCCGTCCGAAGTCCCAAAGCGGACCCTCATTGCCGGACTCTTGCCATCCTTGCACGGTCAACACGATCTGTCTTGAACGCGCCGAACGCACGCTGGCTTCCCACTCGGCGCGCTTTTGCGTCTCTGCTCTATCGAGACCCTGCTCGGCAACAACAACCAGCGGTCGATGCCGTTGCACTGCGGTGTCCATGGCAGTTGCTGACAAGTGCGCTGCCTCCTCTGGGTCGATGTCGTCACCGCCAACCTGTTGCGCCAAAACAGTGTACTCGCTATGCCTGTCGCTCCAATTGGCTACGCCGGTTCCACGCAAGATATTCTCGCCGAACCGCAGCGTCACGCCGGCTTGCGAACGCTCCGGACTGCCAATCTCAATGCCTCCCATCCCATCCGACCATGACAGCAAGGCGCGCATCCTGCAAAGCCGCTCAATGGCTTCGTAGACAGTCTCGCCAGTCTCTATCCTGAACTTTGCAAAGTTGTCGCCCGCATCGCCGGTCACGGTCACCGTGACGCCGAACGGTTCGCACAATGCATTGGCGATCTCCTCGATGCCGGTGTCAAGCCATTCCCCCGGCTCAATCGCCGCCGAGCAATCAACTAGATCGCCAGCTGCATCTCGACCGACAATTTCAAGTTCGTGGTTGCCCGCGTCGTAGTTCACTCTGACGGCATCGACATATCCAGTGATGACTGTGTGGCCAGCAATTTCCACGCTGCATGAATTGCCGGGCGTCACCCTGAATGTCTGCATGGTCGTTGGGTCTCGATCTGTCAGTCCAAGCGAGAAATTCCCAGACAGCTGTTCCAGCGATCTGGTTACGCTGACGGACTTCCAGCCGGAAAGCTTGCGACCCTGAATGGATAGAATTGCCGTCACCGGACTATGTCCACCGGTCGCCCGGGAACGAACCCTGGCCTCGGCAGCCGGTTGCGATCGGCGATCGCGTCCGCTTCGTCAAGCGACCCATACAGCTGCCATGACAGAACTATCGAGGGAACCTCTTCTGACGGCGTGATCGACACTATGGTCGGCAGTTGACTGACTGCATCCCGTATGTATGCTGTTATCGCTGTTTCAAAGTTGTTCAACGCTTCCAGCAAGTCAGCATCATAGGTTTCGAACTTCACTCCCTGTATCAGTTCGTACAGCAACGCATGCAGGTTCTCGGCATCCGTGCGCGACTCAAATGTCGCTTCAAGCGCCAACTCCATCAAACGGACGATTGCAGATGCACGGACGAGATTGGTCAACTCTTGCTGGTTATCGGCTTGCACAATGCGATTGGCAGTTGTTTGTCGCACAGTCGGCAGACCATCCAGCGCGGTTATTGCCAGTGCCTCGACCCTGCTCCGGTCGGAAACTGTCGCCAACGCCTCTGCAACAGCGGTTGGCAACCGCACTGGCTGGTAGACCAAATCATCGGAGATTGGTGCGCCTATCTCGGCGGCTGCTTCACGAACGACTGTCGCCGCTTCGTGTCCGATGTAGCTTGGCAACGCCATGGTTAGATCCTGAAACGATTCACGAACGATTGAGCGATCTCATTGCGAACTGCCGTCAGCGACTGCAACATGCTTGCTCGATGATCGACTGCCACCGCCGGTGCATTGTTCATGCCGGCTTCAACGAATGTCAACGCCAGCCGTGCAATGTTTCCCTCGCCGGAAGTTTCCGTCACCCTGCATGCCTGACACATCACGGTCATTGTGCCAAGATATGGATGCACTAGCGTTGCCGGCCCCGGTGCATTGCACGCTGCCACAAGCGCATCTCGGTCGAAATCGTAGTTCGCTCCGATTGCATACGCGTCAAACGACACTTCTTTTGTGACCCTACCCATGTCTTCTGGATATGGCGTGTCTCGCAGTGGGTATTGATGCAGCGCTACTCGGCGACCGCCAACCAGACTGTCATGCCGTTGCAGAAAGAACGGCGCTCCTCGGAAACTTCCGCGCCTGTATCGAGTTCGCCAAGCCATGCATTCACGGCGAGATTGTCATGACATCTGGCATCGAGTAGCCAGTTGACACTTCAATAGGAACTTGCTCATTGTCGGATTGAACGCTCGTTACGGTCGTCCTGTTGTCATCTATCTGGATGACAATTTTGCCACCAACCTGCGGCATTTGGTCAGGCCTGAATGTCTGTTGCATCTGTCCGAATGTCGGATTGAACGCTGGCCCAGCTGACCCTCTATGCCTCTTGCCAGCGTCTGCAAACGCACGGTATGCTGCCTCGCCAATGATTGTCGCGACGCCGACTGGCGTTGCGCCTCTGGCAACTCTCATGCCGATGCCGGTTGCGCGGATTGCCCATGAACCTCCTGCGCCTGATTGCGTACCAGACATGCCACGGTTCATTTGCTGGAAACGACTGCTTTGCCGGACTGCACTGCTTCTCGGCAATTGCGTCTGGCCCGGTGAGGGATTTCCCGGACCACTAGGCGCTTGCGGTGCGCCCCACGGACCACTTGCTACAGATGACCCACGCGGCGCTTGCCATTGCTGCGCCATCCTAGCCTGTTGCTTCGGTGTGTTCGGTGTCCGAACCCTCGTGAAGGACGGCAATTTTGGAGACTGCATCGTCCGTGGCGCTTGCGGTGCGCTTGGTGCTTTAGGCCCAGATCCCGCTCCAAATGGAGCGTTCTTGCCGCCGCCGAACTGCCACGCCTGTCCTGCGCTTCTGGCGGTTTGCCTCGGCGCGGATGTTGCCCGTGTCTGGCTGGCAGCCGTGCCTTGCGCCGGCGTTTGTCCGCTGCCTCGCGGTTGCCCCCGACCGGCGTTGTATGGCTTGCCTCGCAGTATTCTGCGAACGGCTTTCAAACCCTTCCACACGCCGAATGCCGCCAAGCCGATGCCAGTTACTAGCAACTTGATTGTTTGCCACTTTGCTCGAAGCAGAAATTTGTACACTGCTCTTGCGCGCTTGAACAACAGCGAGAATGCAGCTGCGCCAGCATAGACGGAGTGCTGAGTTTCCCACCATCCATCGGTCTGCTCACCCAATGCATCGCTCAGCTTTCCGACAATCGGGATGCCCTCCTCGACTCGGTCGTACCACTCGCCAAGTCGTTCGGTGTTGCGCTTGATCCATGCCACTATCGAGGAGAAGTCATCGGATATGCCGTCCGTCATCTCTCTGAACTTTGCAGCGATTGCAGGCGTGTTCTCAGTCACCCATTGCTGCCAGTCCTGCATCGCCTGCGTCAGGTCCGGCATGTACTGATCGACTACCGCGTTGCGCAGTCCGCCGATTGCGGTCTTCATGTCCAAGACGCGGTCTTCATACTCCTCGGCTCTTTTGGCCATTTCCTCGGTGATTGGAGTTGCGTTGACACGCTCGAACTCGTCACCCAACAAGCGCACGCCGTCCGCTCCTCCCTCAAACATCGTGCGGAGTTGCGTTGACCGGAAGCCGAACAGTTTTGCGATCGCCTCCAGCGCATTGGAGTTGTCTGGCTGCGCGTCAATGGCATCCGCAACCTCGTAGAAGATTGTCAACATGTCCTTCATGTTGCCTTCATTGTCTCGCACCGAGATGCCCATGTCGTTAAACATGGTCGCCATCGTTCCTTTAGGCATGCGCTCCGCTTCGGAGATCGCTCGCGACAAATATGTCAACGATGTTGCCATTTGCTCAGGCGCCGTGCCAGTGCGTGCGGCTGCATATTCCAGCCGCTGCAACTGCTCGACCGGAATGTCCAACTTGGCAGAACTCTTGGCCAGTCGGTCGGCTGTCCGCGTGTAGTTTCCGGTCATCAAGCCGAATGCAGCGACAGTTGCGCCGGCGGCAACGCCAATCGCCGTTGCGCTTGCTCGTGCGTTGTCCGCCGCCGTTGCGAACCCTCGTCCAACATCACGCAAGCGTCTGCCAACGCGTTCCAGTCCGGTCTTGCGGACTAGCCGGTCGATGTTCTTTTGAATCCGCTTAAGAGGCTTGGTTGCCCTGTCCTGCGCCGAGACAACAAGGCTTAGCCTAAGATCGCGTGCCATGCCGTTCCCTGTCTATTCGCACCATTGCCCGACACCAACGAACAACCTGTTCCACCGGCATCCTGTCCATCTCGCTAGGCTGAAACCTGAAATAGAAGACTATGTTTTCTACTGCCTGCTCGAACTCATTCAGGTCTCGGAAGTGTCGGGCATGGAAAAAAACTCGCCATAGAAGTCCATCAGCCTGACCACATCATCCTTGTCAACCTGATCGATCGAACTCTTTGGGATCCGTGCCAAGTTCGCAAGCTTGTCGAGCATGTCGTCAATCGTGGGATTGAAATTCAAACCACGCATATGCCGTGCCTTGCACCGCTCCGGAAACACCAACTCGGTGACCTCCTCGCCATGCGCTTGGATTGGATATTCCAGCTTGATGACATTGTCCATCTAGACGATCTCCTCAGCCGTGACTGCCTCGAAGCGGCATTGACCGTTTCCCTCCTCGCTCTGGCGTTCGCCGTCAGCGGTGTATGTGGAATTTCTGAACACGCAGGTCTTGCCGTTGGCAAGTTCCAGCGTCACGGTGACATTCGCCAGTTCGGTGAACTGCTTCCAATCCAGCGTGCCTCTGTCTGAAATTTCACCCTCAACATAGGCTGCCTGCGGCATTTCAGTGAAGCCGTGAACTCCGTCCACGCCTACCACGGTTGTCCGTTTGTGCGCTCCCAAGTTGTAGGTAAACTCTCCTTTTGCGCTATACTGCCTGCCATCGACTTTGAAGTACAGCAGGCCTCCAATGCGTTCCATATGTCTGTCTCCCTACAGTGCGAATGCAATTTGCACGCCGGTCACCCTCAGTTGGTTGACCAAATCAGGCGTCATCAGAAAGTCAAGCCGGTTCCTGTCCGTGGCATTTCTGACTACAACCAGACCCTCTTTGAACGCGTCGGCGTTCTCAATCAGTCCTGCGGATTCCCACTGCCTCGCTCGTCCAATGGCCTCCGCACGCCCTAGCGAGGGTGTCATGATCGGCTGTCCATCATCGAACCTCGTGCCATCGTCAGCAAGCTTGTGGCGACCGTATTTCCCGCCAAAATACTGCCGCCAATCGGTGCGGAGATATTGAAGCGTCAGCGGTGTGTTTGCATCCCTGAATGCAGCGTCAGGCGTGCCAGCTGGCGATTCCTGATAGTTCGTTACCAAGCGCTCAATGCGAACGATGCCGCCAGCGCCAACGCGGTAGGTTGCAATCCCATCTCCCAACACGGTGTTTCTTGCCGCCGTGTTCCACTGCTCGCCGGCTTCCGGCGGCAGCACGCCGTGAACCTGTAATGTTTGGAAAGGTCTGGCAGGGTCGTTCGCCGCCGGTTGATGCACCGCACCAATGACTGCCGAAGCCATTTCATAGGTTGGCGTTGGTGAACTTTGGTGACCGATCGTGCAAGCAAACCGCGAATTCCGAGCATTGCCGTATGTCGTTGCCTCGGCTGGCGTGGCATTCGCCGATCTGTAGCTGCCTATCGCCAATCCGCCGAATTGCGTTGCCGGTCCCCAGCGAGTTTCCAACGCCGCTTCGATCGCCGCAACGCTGGTTGGATCGGTGTAGTCGTGCGCAATCAGATCGAACTTCTCCTCCTGAACGGTCGCCAATGCAGCGTCAATGTCCGCTGTTGGCTGCGTGCCAGTGCCAGCGGTTGCAGTGATAGTCGCCGCAAATCCCGCTGGAAAGATGTCCGTGTTCTGGTAGTTGAACCGCACATCCATATCAATTGGCCCGAGATGCCTGTGCGTGATCGTTACAGTGTCATTAGCCACCGCCGAAGTGGCTGGCAGTGTCGCAACCTGCGCCGTGATAGCGGCATTGATAGCGGCGGCAGTTGCGTTTACGCTTTCACCGCCAGCCAATGGCACTGCAACGCGCCGTCCGGCGATGTACAGCGCAACTTCTCCACGCGCCGTTGCCGCGCTGGTTACCTGTATCTCGGCATCGGCTGCGGATCCCGCTGCCACATCATCCAGCGCAACGCACCACATCTCTGCCAATGGCGAGTTCTGTCGGAAGCGCGACGCCATGAATGCCAGCATCGAGTTCGCACCAAACGCTATTTCAGCGGCGGCAACCGAGTTGATTTGCACCGGACTGTTTGCCGAGACATTTCCGGATGCCAGACGCTGTCCAATGAGCAATGAGCGGAAAGTGCCAGTCGGCGTTACCGCACGGCTGCCGTCAAACTCCACAAAATTGAATGGCACAAGTGCATTCGCCGGAATTTGGTTGAAGCTGATAGGCATTAGGTTGCCTCCCTCATGTTGATCGTGTCAGTCATGTCTGGTTCGCCGCCGCCGTCAATGTCCCACTCAACGCCGGTTCGCAGGAACTCTCGAAGCGTGCCATCCGGTCTTTCCAGTTCGATTGGCATGTCTACCACGGCTGTCATCTGAAACACGGCAATCCGCAACCGGCGGAAACCTCCCTGCCACAGATTTGACAGGGTCTGCATCTTGCAGTGTCCAATCAGAACGCCGTTGTCCGCTCTCAGCTGACTGTTGTGCATGCCATAAAGAAGCGCATCGAGTATCGTGTGCGTGCCATCCGCGCCTAGCTGTATTTCTGTTGGCGTGCGGCATTGGCCCCATCCGACCGCAACATAGATAGCCCATTCCGAAGGGCGCAGTGACAGTGATGTCTCGTTGGCGACAACGGCGCTCATTAGCGCAACACGCACGGCTGGCAGAGTTGTCAGCAAATCCTCTATGTACTCGCCGTCCCACGCGCCTGGTCCATGATCGATCTCGATGTCGTTGTCTCCGATCGCCTGATGCAGTGCATCAGATGCCAGAGCGACCATCTGGTTGGCGACAGCTACCAGCACTAGTCCACACCCGCCGCTTCTTTCATGCGCCGCGCTATGATTGCGTACATCGTCTTCCTGTCGCGCTTGCCGATGCCGAGAAACTTGCGTTGAACAAGACGGCGTCCACGGCGTGTCTTTGCTCGTGCGCCGCCGACTTGGTAGAAACGACCGTATTTCTCATCTGTGCCAACTTGGATTTCGCGCTTGTCATAGGTTGCCTCGATAGATCGAAGCAAGTTGCCTGACTTAATCAATGTTTTGCGGTTCTCGCGTCTTGCCGACGCCGATCGCTTCCAAAACTTGCCGGTTGGCGTTTGTTGCAATTTGAACCGCAACTGCGTTGTCGTAACCAGCTTGGGTGCAATCTCGGCATACACCGGTTGCAAGTCGCTGTTGCGCTTCTGCAATTCCTGCATCCGCTTCTGCAGGACTTTTGCGTTGGCGGTCACTTTGATGTCGGCTGGCATCACGGCGTCTCCCAGTGCGATTGGATTGCCAGCCGCATGTGACCAAACAGCGCCAGCCGTTGTTCTTGGTCAAGCACTTGGTGTTGCCGCACAATGCCGTCAACCGTGCGCCTGACATATTGGATGTCGTTGCTGGTTGACGGCAGTTCGCAGTGAATTTGGTCACCGCCACCGGAGGCAATGGCCTCAATGTCAGCTGTTGCCTCCGGTGCAATTGTTAGCCGCCCTCGCACTTCATGCAGACCGCCATTGCAATCCACCAACACAATCGTCTCCGGCCAAATCGCCAGATCGGACTGTTCACGCGAGAACGGTGTGGTCACGCTGCCTTTTGCGCCGCCGTGACGGTGTCCATGAACTCGGTCAACAGCCGTTCCAGTTTGGACACACGCTGCTCCATCCGTGCGTCATGGTCAAGCCTTTCAAGCCGCTGTTGCTCCAACTCCGCAGCGCGCTGCGTCTGTTGTTCCTGCCAGTCTGGCGCGTCCTCGAACTCGGATTGCGTTGCCGGCGCAATGATGCCGCGTGCCAGCATCCATGCAATCTCCTCAGGCGTTTGCCCATGGCGGCATTTGGCAATCATCTCGATCTGCAACAGATCCCCCGGCATGCAAGCCTCCGCCGACCGGACAAGCGTGCGCGCATCTCCCGGGCGTTGAAACTTTGCAAAGACGGCGCCACGCTGGACACGAGCAAATATGAAGCGTTGGTGTCCAATCGCCTCCATAAACTCCTCGAACACGCGCCTGCTAGGATGCAGGGTGGTCGCAAAGTCCACTGCCGGCAGTTCACTAAATTTCTTCATTGTCGCTCCTTACGCTGCTGGTATCCAATGCGCCTGCGTAAACGCTGTCGGCAGCCGCATGAAATTGTCGCAGAATTTGTTGATCGTGACCCTCGTTGTCGCCGTCACCGCTTGCGAGATGTCGTCAATCGTCAGGTACGCCATCGAATACTGAAACTGCATGAAATACTGATACACTCCGTACAGCAACGCATGCTCGTTGTTCGCCGCTCCAAGCGTGCGCGGCAAGTAATTCGAGACAAACGCCGGCTTCTCGACAATGAATCCCATGTCGCCGCCGATGCCTGCGCCAGCCGGACTCGTGTAGCGAGTGCCCTCATAGAGTGCTCGATTGCCGCCGCCGGTGTTGCCCGGGAACCGCAAGATTTGCGACAAATGCGACCGAATTCCGGGCGTGATAGCAAACCGCGCCTGCGAGTCTGGAATGTTCACATCCTGCAAACTCCGCTGGATATTCAGGATGTCCGCAAATGTCGGCGCGTTGCTAGTGATAGCCTCAGCTGACACGCCAGCATGCGACAGGATGCCTACAGGTTCTGCGCCTGTCCCACTGCCGACAAACACCGCCTCCTCTTCGCTTTCCGCCATCCCAGCGGTCATCTCCATGCCGGCAAGCGGCATGATCGACAGTTGCGCGTTGGCAGCGGCGAGGTTCATCCAAGTGATGTCGTCACGGATGCCCAGCCGGTGCGGTGAAGTCGTCATCGACACGAATGTCAGGTTTCCGTCCGTGATCTCCTGTTGTTCTGTCAACCACTGACCCTTCAACGATTGCGTCAATCGCGGCAAGGTCTGGTCGTTGCTTATGACCATCATTGGCACGCCAAGCTGTCGGATTATCGATGTCGGCCTAAAGAATGGCACGAGAAGATCGCTCCGGAAAGTCGGCTCACGGCGTTGCGCACCGGCAGTGACAGACTCAACATAGGTTTCAGCCAGTTGCGCCTCGCCGTACCTGCCGACCGATGCCATCACTGGAAACGGGATTGAACACGGATTGCGTGCGCCGGCGCGTCTGGCAGCGAGGTTGACCTTGTCAATCGTGCGGTCAATGAAATTCTTCTGTTCGCCAGACAAGCAGGCCTTGACATACTCGGTCTCCGGACTTCCTGCATTTCTGCCAAGTCGTTCAACGCTGAAGTTGCCTCCTTGCGCCTCCAAGTCGTCAATCAGCGCACCCATGAAACTGCGCATGTCGAACGCCATGCCGCTTTGATCGATTTGCTGAGGGTCGGCAATCTCGCCGTGCGAACCGTCACCGCCGGCGGCTTGCATCTGTTCAACCCTTGCATGCGCAAGGTTTGTGGCTTGCGTCAGGATGTCGGCAACCGACTTCTTGGTGTCGTCATCGGCGTGCAATGCCAGCCGCAACTCCTTCAGTGCGTCTCTGTATTCCACTGTCGCTTTGTCAGTGCCAATCGCAGTCTGGATTTGCTGTTGCAATGCAGAGTCCGCCTGCGCAATCTTTGCATTGGAGTTCATCGTTGCCAACTGCGCCTCGAACTGCGCACGCTGGCTTTCCAAGTGCTTTGCCAGCACTGCCTCAATGCCATCGGTCGAGATTTCAACCGGTGTCGGTTCGCCGAGTTCCAGCTGGTTGGTTGGCGGCGCGCCGATCGTGCCATCCAGTGTGGTCGTCCCAGCTGGGTCGTCCAACAGCAGCGCAATGCCGCTGTCGAGATGCGTTGCGCTCTCTCGATCGTCCAATAGCAGATTTGTAGTTCGCGGTTTCATTCCACTTCTCCTGTGATGCCGCAGTCGGCGATTTTGGGCATTGGCGTCAACGACACTTCCATCAACTCCATTCGCCCATACTTTATTTTGTCCGGCTTTGCAAGCGTGCCTTCACGCTCGGTCACTTCGAACGATTTGTCATCGAGAAACCTGAAGCCGCAGGACACGCCCGAGTTTATGCCCATCTTTAGCGACTCCACGCCGCCAGCCACCAATGACGAGTATGTAGTGTCGTCAATTGCCATCTCGCCGAGAAGTTTCTTGCCCTCGAAGCGCATGCTTAAAACCCTGCCAACCGCCATTGCCTCGCCCCAACCGTGACGCCACAAAACAGGCAGTCCACTAGCCAGCGTCAGTCTCGCACAAAACAGATGCTTCTTGTTGACTTGGCAGTTGCCTACAAAGTGTCTGGCTTTGTAGTAACCCTCGGAATTTCGCGCCCATCGGACGCCGTAGAAATGTCGCTCGGTGACAAATATGGCGCTGAATTTTGCCGTCATTCGTCATCATCCTCGTCATCGTCTTCATCTGGTTCACTGTCACCGCCGCCGTTTACAGGCGGCTGTTGCGCCGCCGTTGGCGTGTCCGGCAACCCTAACATGCGCCGGTTCTCTTTCCACTCCTCAATGACGGCTTCGGGATCCGATGCAAAATAGCCGAGTTCCTCTCGCATTTCCGACCATGTCAGAACGCCCTTGTCGAAGCTGTCCAACAGTGGCTTTATCAGCCGTTGCTTGTCAATGACAACATAGCTTCTCAGAACTATTTCCGGATTGAGCAGCGCATCCCAGTCTTGCTTGTCGATCTCCGGAAACTGCCGCTGCAACCGCATTGCCTGCATCCTTGCTCGGTCGCGAAAGATTGGCAACAGACAACCCTGTTCCAGCATGGTTTGCTTGTCGTTGATCGCCTCTCGGTCCTGAACATTGGAACCCTGAATGGCACTGAACGAGATTGATGCATAATCACCGAGCAGTGCGGTTGGCGTTGTTCTCAATGCAGCGCATACGCGCCGCTCAATCATCACAATTGACTTGGCCTCCTCGGCGGTTGGTGAACCGGTTGACAGTGCGTGCGGTTTGAACCCTGCATCGAGTTCAAGCACGCCGCCGGATCTGTTGAGAAACTCCCTGTAGCGTTGAACCGCAACTTCACGAGCGTCTTCCGACAGTTCCTCGTCACCGCCGATGCCTTGCGCACGCGCCAGCTGCGCCATCGGCGACTCGCTCTTGTCGCCCTTCAGCGCACCCGGATCTCCAACCCAGCCCTGTTTCTCCAACACGATCGAGATTGCGGCCCGCGAGATAGCCGACCGCACCAGCGCCGAATACCACTCGTCCAATCGAGCGATGTCCTCAATGACCGGCGCGCATCTGGGCCATCCGCGAGTGACTGACACTTCTGAACTCAGGTCTCGGATGTGTTGCACGGATTGCGCTGGCATCCGCAACACATCGGTATTTGAGCCTTGCGCATAGTAGCCGAACGCCATCCGTGCCAACTCGCCTCTGTTGGCAAAATGGTAGGCAACCGGCATGCCGTGCGGATCTGTTTCGACTCCCATGCGCAGCCAACGACCTTGCTGCATTTGTTGCGATGAACTTTCAACCAGTGCATCGCCAGGGTGCAAGTCCCACACGCGCCTGCCGTTGACCATCCGCTTGGTCAGGAAACAATCGCCGTCCACATCGACATGATGCAGCACGCTGCCGGCAAGCTGATGTACGCTGCGGTTGCCAGTGCAAACGCCACGGATGACTTGGAACCGTTCCCAGTCGGCTGACAGGAACTTGGTGACTTGCTTTAGCCGTCTCTTTTGCTCCCTCGTGAACCGCCGCCATTGCAGCCGGCTTGGATGCCAGCCACGAACTTGAACTCGCTGGAATGTCACATACGCATGCCAGATAGGACTTGTCAGATAGAGATTGCGCGACTCCTCTCGAACTCGATGCAACTCCCATGTCTGGCGGCTGGCAGGCGGCGCAACCGTGTAACCGATAGGCCTGTCTCGCTGGCGTTCGTTTGCGCCGTATGGCGTCAACGCCAACGCTGCATCTCTGCCAACGACTTGTGTAATTGATTGTTCTAGATCGCGCCTCGGCGCCTCGCCGCCGTCAAGCCATCGGCGCAATGCTTTCCGGATCACCGATGCCTCCCTGGGAACGCGCCACGCATGCGCTTGTCATAGACCGCCAGCCGTGTTTCAGCACGCGACCGTTGCAACCGCAACTCGCCGACTTGCACTCGTTGCACCGAGATGCCGCCAGGGTCCGTGATGCTATGCTGGATAGCCTCCGCCGCCGCCAGCCGGCTGTCCAAGTCAGAAATTTCCTTCACGAGTTTCTCACGGACATCATCGACCAAAGACTCAACAAGAAGCTTTCCGTAACGCCGCCACGGCTTGTCGGATGCCGACCGACAGGCGATGTAGTACCAACCAGCGGCAAGACCTTCAAAACTGGCAACGCCATCGGAGACCGTGGCATCGACTGCATCAATACCCACTGCATCAACCCTGAATTCCGCGCCGTCATCTCCGGACAACTCGACTGAATTTCCTTCCAGAGTTCGCAAGTCCGGCATCTATGCCTCCTCCTCATCCGCCACGGTGCGGACAATCGCCGCCATACTCGTTCGCTCTGATTTGGTCAAGTGCGTGCTGGCGGAGTTTGCATCCGATATTGCACGCTTCAACAGTCCGAACTGCAAGCTGCTTGGGAACGCAATCATCATGGCAGCAGCGCATGTGTATATGCGCGCGTCAAAGGCATCGTTCTTCTTGGCTCGCCCCGACTTCACTTCCCAGTGCGTCTTTATCAGTCCTGTCCGTGTGCGCGTGACCACTTTCCGTTCGTTCGCCATCTCGATGAAATAGGACTGCGTGTACCCTCGCGCCGCTCCATCGGCTGGCCACACATTGAGCTTGTCCTGAAATTCCGGTCGCCGCCGGTCGCGCAACAAGCGTTCGTAGTACCAGTCCTTGATCTGGTTGGAATTGATCTTGACCGTGGCTGGCAGCGTTCCCCGCTTGCGGAGTGCCTCCGCTCCAAGCGACAGATCGATAGGATGTTTGCCGCTTTCCAGCGATTTAGACATCAACGGCAAGTACCTGCCGCCGTATGGTCGAACTCTGTCCTTTGTGCGCCGCAATTGAGCAGCGTACTTTCCGGCGCAAAACTGCCGGACAATTTCAGGCCTGTAGCCGCAATCAATCAGCACTCGCTCAGCTGGCAGCCGGATGCCGCCAGCAAAGTCATGCGTCCATGTCCAATTGTCGCAAATGTTCGCCAGTTCCTGCCAGAGGAACGGCTCCTCAATCGAGTCGTCAGGACTGCCGCCAATCGTGACATATTCCAGCGCCCAACACATTACATTGCCAGTCTGGAAGTCGATGCCCCACGCACAAAACTCGACAAACAGTTCGTGTTCGCCGACATCAACGCCAGCTGTCACGAACACCACTCGGCGGTCGAGATGTCCACGAACTGCATCCGATTGGAGCGCACCCAACTGGTAGACTGTCCGTTCCATCTTGCGCGCCGACAGACCCTCGATGTCCGGATCCCACACCAACGCGAGTCGTTCATTGACATACAATTGGTATGCTTCCCACTTGTCCTCCTCGATCGCCGCTCGATAGAGTTTGGCGCCCTCACGAACGATCTTGTCGATCGTTGTGAAGATGTGCGCCGGTCCGGGAATGTAGAATGAACGATGATCGACAATGTGCGGCTTGGAATGAACGAACTTGCCAGCACGAACTGTTTGCTGTCGCTCTGTCTCGCTCCATGCATGACCGCAATGCTCGCATGTCATGCGTGCGGTGTCCGGCAGCCAGAAGCCGAACGCGTCCTTCTCGAACAACACTCGCTCCCAACCGACTTGCGTATGCCGGTCGCATTTCACGCACAGTCCATGCCAGACACCCATGGAACCTTCTGACCAAAGCCTCGCTATCGTCCCTGGCTCGTCCACTGTCGAAGTGCTGGCGTTGACTACAAGAGCATCGCCGCCATATGTCGTTGCCCGAGAAACAGATGAAACCGCCAGCGTTGCGTCACCCATCTTGTCGATCTCGTCATGGATGATTACAGGCGCCGCTCGTCCGGACTTGCCGGTTATCATGTTTGGTGTCAGCGCCGTAATCAATCCGCCGCCCGGATAACGCAAGGCGCCGACCGAGTCGACCTTCTTGGGTCCACGCTTTCCCGGCTCAATGATTTCCACTCCGCCGAACGCCATCATCGCCGGTCGAATGCGGTCACGCATGAATACCTTGCCGAGGTTCTGGTCTGGCTCGAACAACAGCACATCGCGGGAATAGTACGCTGACCAGAGGGTAACATTGATGCAATACTCGGATTTCATCAACTGCGCCGGCGTCCACAATGTGACGACTTCAACCGCACGATCGGTCACGCATTCCATCGGTTCAAGCGCCATCGGAGCATTGTCGAACGACCATGGCCCGGGCATTGGCCCCCCCTTAATCCTGCGGTGATCGCATGCCCATTGCGGCAGAGGTTTGGCATGCATCGACAGCAGATCGAACTGCTCGAAGTCGAGCCGCGGGATTTGGTCAAACGGCATCGCCGTCTCCGTCATCATCGACCGGAGGCGGCTTGTAGCCGCCATCGTCAAGCTTGCGCCACTGACCCTTCAACAGCTTGCGTGTCAACTCCATGTTGATGTCGAAGGTCTTGACAACGATTGCACGGCAGTCAGCACTGGTCACTCGTTCGATCGCTCGGCGCGTTGTGTCAATCTGCTCCCTCCATCGCCGCGCCTGCGCCAGCATGATCGAATTGATCTCGTCAACGCCGATAAGGCGCCGCTCCTGTATGGCGATTTCCAGCTTGATCTTCCGGACTTTCTCGCGGCTGTATTGTGCGTCTGCCTTGCGCTTGGCATTGATCGCCTCGTCATCGGTGATGCCGTAATCGTAGCCGTTCGAACCGTTCGTCTCGACCGGCAAGTCGACTTTGATGCCGCCGTCATCGGCAATCGATGCACTTGTCCGAAGCAACAACGCATAGGCAACCCTGTGGCCTGCGCCGGTATCTGGCAGAGTTCCAGCGCGCTTGTAACGCTTCAATGACGAGTAGGAAACATTGGCAGCCTCACACAATTTCTGCATTCCGAACTGCTCAATGCGCTGCCGCAAGTCGAGAGCGACATCGTGATCGGCTTTGAACGATTGTCCGGTCGGATCTAGCGAACCGTTGTATGGAGCCTTCTGCAACATGGAACCTCACTAGCACACATCGGTTCGGATTGAAAGGGGTCACCGAGGTTCAGGTGGACTGACCCTCGTGTTCGCCGAAACTCGAAATTTTAAAAAATTGCAACACACGCCAAC